TACTGATTATGGGGATCAAGGATTTGGATTTTGTACAAATTACCCCGAATTAATAAAAATAGGTGTTGCTCAAAATAAAGCAAGTACATATACTACATTCTTCTTTCATATAGAATATGATCCTGATAAACCTGTATATTATGCAGGACGTAGTAATTATGCAGCTTATGTTGGGGAAGTTTACAAAGTAGGAGCTTCGGGAACATCAGCTATAAGTGATACAACTACTTTACAACTAATAACAGAAGATACAACATTCTATAAATATCGTGTTTATGATAGTTCTTATTCGTTAACAACAGATAATATGTATTTATATGGTAATGTGCCTTTCTTGAAGTATAAAAGTTGGTCTTCATTACCTATTCAGCCAACAACAAACGATAGTAATTATTACATAACAGGTGGATTTGATAGTATATCTTTTTATGATTACAATAACCAAATTTACAATTATAACGATGAAATGTATTTATTTAGTTTTGAAGAAGCTGGTTGTGCACGTTTGATTTGTAATGAAAGCTTGGCGAATGAAAATGATGTCTACACAGTAGGAGATAAAAAAGATATTTATAGATGTAATAACACTCCAGCTTGGGAGTTGTGGAGTGAAGCAAGCGATGGGGGTTCTGGTGGATCTTCAATAGTAATTAAAAGGTGGTAAATATGAATGAAAGTATAAATTATTATCAAAAATATAATGGAATTTATATAACTACTGAAACTAATATATCTATTATTCCTATAACGTTAAACAGCACAACTTATAGAAGTGATTTAGATATATTAGATGTTTATATTAATGGATTTAAATTAAATAGTAGTGAATATAGCATTAATGGTAACAATATAGAGCTAGTCAACGCAATTGATGTTGTAGGCACAAAAATAGAATTTGTAGCATTAAGAAGTGTAGTTACAACTATGAGTTATGAACAATTAAAAGGTGACACAGGAAGTGCAACAACTATAAAAAGATGGGCAGGTGTTGATTAATGGCATTATATTTAGGAAGTAATAAGATAGCTAGTAACGGTGGGAGCAGTGGTGAAGGAGGTTCAAGTTATGAATTACCTATTGCTAGTGCAGACACTTTAGGTGGTATCAAAGTAGGCGAAAATTTAAGTATTGATGAAAATGGTGTATTAAGTGCTACTGCTGGAAGTGGCGAAGCTGAAAATGAAGTATATTCAACTAGCGAAGTAAAAACAAATAAAGTATGGATAGATGGGAAACCGATTTATAGAAAAGTAATTAATTTTGGAAATCTGCCTAATGCAGCTATTGGTTATGTTCAAACTGGATTTGCACAAGGAGAAATATTTGTAACGAGAGCTTCAGGTGTTACTACAAACGGAACAACTCAATATTTTCTCCCTTATGTTCATCCAACTACGCTTGGAAAGTGTGTTTCATTATATGCTGAAACAACAAGTGGAAATATAGTTGTTACAATAAGAACTGGTGAAGATAGAAGTGCACATACAGCTTACGTTATATTAGAATACACAAAAACAACTGATTAGAGGTTAGTTATGGCGACAGAAACTAATTTAGAAAAATTAACAATAAATTATCTAACAGAAGAACAATATCAAACATTAAAAGCAAATGGAGAACTTGATGAAAACCAATTATATTGTACTCCAGATGAAAGTAGTTAAAGATTATGAGATATTTTCAAAATAAGAAGCAATTTTATAATTCCAAAGAGTTTTATGATTTTAAAACATTATTAATGCATAAAAGGATTAATCAATACGGAGAATTAAAATGTGAAGAATGTGGAAAGGTATTATTAAAGAGAAATGATACAATTCCACACCACAACAAAATCCCATTGACTGATGAAAATGTAAATGATCCAAACATTTCATTGAGTGAAGATAATATTCAAATAGTGTGTTTTAAATGCCATAATAAATTAGAAAAACGCTTTTGTTCATATAAAAGGTCAGTATATCTAATTGTTGGTTCGTCTTGCAGTGGAAAAAGTTCCTGGGTAAAGGAAAATGCTAATGGGCAAGAAGATTTAATATTAGATTTTGATAATCTATGGGAAGCAATCAGTATTAATGATAGATATGTAAAACCTAATAGGCTAAAGCCAGTAGCATTCGCATTAAGGGAATGTTTGATGGAACAAATAAAGATGCGAACTGGAAGTTGGGTTAATTGTTATATTCTATCAACAGAACCATATGTAATGAATAGAAAACGATTGTGTGATAGTTTAGGTATAGATGAAGTAATTTATATGGACACTTCTAAAGAAGAATGCATTAAAAGATTACATGAAAATCCTGATGGAAGAAATATAGAAGAATATGAAAGCTATATTAATAATTACTATGATAATTTTCAAAGTGATGATTTAATATAAAAGCTTCAAATAGTATAATTAACTTGTGGCATTGTTATTTTCCCCTAGTAACATGTAAGTCCACAATTCAAATCTTTTTTTATTTTAATCATAGCACTATCTCTAGTAGGTAGTAAGAGGAATACACAAACTCTTTAAAACTATGGTAGCGATAAGGGAGTACCCAAATTGCTCCCTTAACACTTATTTGGGAGGTGAAATATGGAAATTTGGAAAGACATTAAAGATTATGAGGGGTTATATCAAGTAAGTAATTTAGGAAATGTTAAAAGTTTAAGGACAAACAACTTATTAAAACCTAGTAATGGAGAATATAAACAAGTTACTTTATGTAATAAAGGTAAAAGAAAAACTATAGCAATACATAGATTAGTAGCAGAAACGTTTATAGATAATCCATTTAATAAGAAACAAGTAAACCACAAAGATGAAAACAAACATAATAATTGTGTCAATAATCTTGAGTTCTGCACTCATAAAGAAAATATGAATTATGGCACAAAACAAGAAAGAGAAAGCAGGATTAAAACAAAATATAATGTTCTTCAGTATGATTTGGAAGGTAACTTTATTAAAAAGTGGTTTAATTTAAGAGAAATCACTTTAAACACTAATTATAAAAAAGAAAATATAATGTATTGTTGTGAAGGGAAATATAAACAAGCATACGGTTATATTTGGCGATATAAATTAATAGATAGTAGATAGAAAATAATATTTTTATTGTTCTTGTTCTAGTATCTATTAAAGGTACAAATAAAGGAGGAAGAAAATATGAAGGTAAGAGCTTTAATAAACTACAAAGACTATTTATTAAATAAAGATATTATAAAAGGCGAAGATATGAACGAAGCATATAATAAAGCAGGTGTTGAATTAACACAAGAAAGAATTGATATATTATTAAAAGGTAATGCTTCAAGTAATAACAAACCTTTTATAGAAGTAGAAGTAGAAAAGAAAAAACCAGTTGTTGAAACAGCAGACATACAACTTGATAATGTTGAAACAGCAATAGTAAAGCCTAAAAAGAAAAAGGCTACTAACAAATAGAAATGAGGGTATATGGCAACAGAAACTAATTTAGAAAAATTAACAATAAACTATTTAAGTGAAGATCAATATGAAGAAACTAAAACAAATGGAGAAATAAACGAGAATGAATTATATGCAACTCCAGATGATAGTAATACTAGAGCAATAACAGAAGTAATAGATAATCTGACAAGCACAAGTGTAACAGCAGCATTAAGTGCTAATCAGGGTAGAGTATTGAACGAGAAGATAAGTACAACAATAATAGAAACAGCAGATACAAATTTAAATGATTACACAACCGAAGGAACCTATTTCTTTAGCGCGAGTTATACTCCAACAAATGTTCCTAGTGGAGCGGTTAATGGTTGGTTAAGAGTTATGAAAGGAAGTAGTAATTGGGTAAAACAAATATGGTATAGAGCAGGAACAGCCAATTCAAATGACTATAATACATATGTAAGAACATATACTTCAGCAGGTGTATGGAGTAGTTGGAAAAGGTTGGTAGCGGAAGATGAAATGTATTTTATGAGTGGAGAAACTTTAACAATAGATACACTATATAATGCATTAGGTCATCTAACAGGTAGCGCAAAAGATATTCATTTCACTATACCGCTTCATAAATCATTAACTAAAATAACATCAATAAGTATAAATAGTTTTGACTTAACTATAAGACATTCTGATGGTGGTTATTTAGTTACAAGAGCAACATCAATAGATGGCACAGCAACTGTATATAAAGGTAGTGGCAATCACATAAGAGTAACGTTGGCATTTAATAATGCGTTTGATTTTACAAACAATGCGCCAGTATGTGTAGTTATAAATGAAATGGTATTATCGTTCCAATAAGATAAGTGATACCCCCCTCATTAACCTGTTTTTAAAATTGTTTGAGGGACTGTAAGGGGGGCATTACTTTCACACAAACCAAAATTTTAAACTTTTTCAAATTGAAAAATCAAAGAATTTGAAATAATGGCTTAAAGTACAATAATTCCATAAAAAAAGCTTCAAATAGCGGACAGGTGGTGAATGATATGACAATAGAAGAGTTGAACTCAATATTTAAAGACGTAGACGAGAGCAAAAAGCAAATAATACAAGCTATGTTTGATGATTTTGTCTATGAACATAACTTACTAGAAAAATTAAAACCACAACTAAAAGCTGTTGAAGAACCGAAAAATCAAAAAGAAGCAGACAAATTAAAATACTTTACCAAGATATATAGTGATGTATCTCAAAGACATGATAGTAAGATTAAAATCTTTTTATCAGCTTTAGGGAAGTATGAAGGTGCGGAAGAAAATCCAATTACTGTTTGGTTAAGAGAGAAGAAACAACATGACTAATTTAGAATTGTATAGAGAAAAATGTTTAAATGGCGAAATTATCGTTGGGAATGAAATGAAAATAGGATTGAATAATTATTATAAAGATTTATCAGATCCTAGATATTATTATGATACAAGCGATTTTGAATTAAGAAGAGAATTCATGGAAACATTTATTAAGCTGACAAAAAGTCCTTTCTATGGTAAACCACTAAATTTAATGTTATGGCAAAAAGCATTTATAGAAACCCTTTACTCATTTAAAAGAAAAGATACAGGGTTAAGACGATTTAAAAAAGCTATACTTCTTATAGGGCGTAAAAATACTAAATCAGAAACATGTAACGCTTTAGGAGATACAGAATTAATAGTAGGAAATGAAGGGGCAGATATAGTTTGTTCGTCAAATGACGATACACAAGCTAATATCTTGTTTGATGGTATGGACACTATGAGAAAAATGTTTGATCCAGACGGAGACATTACTCATAAGAACCTATCATTCATAAAAAATAAACTTACTGATAGTAAAATATTTAAACTAACAGATAAGACAAGAAACAAGGAAGGAAGAAACATTGATTTTGCAATAGTTGATGAAGTACACGAAATGAAAGACAACATAATTGTTAAGTCAATAGAAACTTCACAATCAACAAAAGATGAACCGCTATTAATTTTAATTACAACAGAAGGATTTGTTCACGATGGGTATTTAGATAAAGAATTAAAATATGCTAGACAAGTCTTAAACGGAGAAATAGAAGATGATACATATTTAGTTTGGTTATATACACAAGATAGTGAACAAGAAATATGGCAAGATGAAAAAAGTTGGTATAAATCTAATCCAACATTAGGAATAGTTAAGAAGTGGGATTATTTAAGGGATCAATTAAACAAAGCTAGATATTCAACAGAAGATAGAGCTTTTGTGTTGGCAAAAGATTTTAATATAAAACAAAATGCAACTCAAATGTGGTTAATGGACAGTGATTATACATATATTCAAGAAGAAAAACAATTAGCAGATTTTAAAAATTGTTATTGTTTTGGAGCGGTGGATTTATCGCAAACCACAGATTTGACAAATGCTAAAATACTATTGATGAAACCAAACGATAATAATAAATATATTTTTTCTAAATACTTTATTCCAGAAAGTAAATTACAAGATAGCAACGATAAAGAAGCAGGAGCGAAGTATGAAGAATGGGCAAGAGATGGATTATGTGAAATTCATGAAGGTAATGCAGTAGACTTATCAAAGGTTGCCGAATGGTTTAAAAAACTATATACAGATTACGGAATAATAGTTTATAAACTAGGTTATGACCAAAGATTTGCAAAAGATTTTTTAGATACAATGAAAAGTTATGGTTATGGTTATAACAAAGGTGAAACTTGTGAAATGATTAACCAAAGTAAATATGTAATGAGTGTTCCGATGAAACTGGTAGAAGCAGATTTGAAAAGTAAATTAATTCATGGATTAAACGAAATGGACAAATGGTGTTTGTCTAATACAAGCTTTGAAATGGATGGGCAACAAAATATAATGCCTATAAAAGTAACTGCATCAAAAAGAATAGACGGGGCAGTAACATTGATAATTCTATATGCGATATTTACAAGGTATCGTAATGAATATATTAAGAATTTAAAATAAAGCGAGGTGAAATAATGGGAGTGTTTGATAAATTAAAAATTAAAGTGGTAAATAAGATTTTGCATTGGGCAGGAACTGTTAGAGGTTATACACCAACGTTTGCTTCCTTTGGAGAAGATATAATGAATGACGATACTGTTCTTACAATCGTTAATAGAATATTAGATGAGTATTCAAAATTAAATCCAAGACATATAAGAACAGTTAATGGTAAACAAGTTAAAGTATCAGATCCAAATATAAATAACTTGTTAGAAAATCCTAACCCTTATATGACGAAATCAGATTTTTTAAGAAAGATAGCATTTTTAAGGGAAACGTATGAGAATGTATTTATCTATCCAACTTATGATTTATATCAAAATAAAAAAACAGGGGTAACAAAAAAAGTCTATACAGGTTTATACCCTTTGCAGCCTAACAATGTAGATTTCTATGAAGATGATAGTGGAACTTTATACATAGAATTTAAATTGCCAAGTGGAGAGCGTTCAGGGAAATTACTTTATGATGATGTTATTCATTGGAGAAAGAATTTTGGTATAAATGATTATATGGGTGGAGACCAAAACGGCTTGCCTAATAATAGTGCTTTATTGAGACATCTTCAATTAAACGATAAATTAATACAATCAACATTTAAAACAGTGGAAGGTTCTTTAACTATTAACGGAGTTTTAAAATATGGTGGATTAATTAGTACAGAAGATAGAGAAAAAGAAAGAACAGAATTTGAAGAAAAATTACAAAACAACAAATCAGGAATTATAGCTTTAGATAGTGGTGGAGATTATATTCCTATTCCATTTAACGGAAAATTAATTGATAGAGAAACTTTGGAATTCTTTGAGAAAAAAATCAGACAACATTATGGAGTTAGCGAAGAAATATTAAATGGTAAATACACTAACGAGGAAAAAGAAGCTTTCTATGAAACTGTATTAGAAGCAGGAGTAATAAGTTTAGGACAAGCATTTACTAGAGTAATGATAACACCATTTGAAAGAAGTAATGGAAATGCAATTGTTTTCTATACAAACAGAATACAAATGATGAGTGCAGACAAAAAGATAAAACTAGCAGAAGTGCTATTACCAGTACAAGGATGTACTCCAAATGAAATACGTTCTTGGTTTGGCGAAGCTCCTATTGAGGGCGGAGATCAAACATATCGTTTCTTAAACTGGGTATCAAGCGATATTGCTAATGATTATCAAATGAGTAATCTAAATAAAGTAAATGATACCAATAATCCAACCGCTTCAAATAATAAAAATGATAATGATGATGAAGCATACAATGATATAATAAACAATGATACTGAAAAAACAACAAAAAAGGATGGTTTTAAGCAATGAAACATTATAAATGGTATAATTGCCCGACTTGCGGTAAAAAGTTGCTGAAAATCCACGAAAATAGCATAATACGAGATGTTAAAGTATGGTGTAAATCTTGTAAACAAGAAATAGAATTAAATTTAGAGCCAAAGAGCCAGTAATACAAACTATTGTGTTTGTGTGCTGGCTTTTATTAATTTAAAAAGGTAGGTGATACGAATGAGTAAGAATAAAAATGATAAAGAATTAAGAAGTGTTGAATTTAGGGCGACAGAAGAAGAAGGGAAGATGGTTTTAGAAGGTTACCCAGTTGTGTTTGATAAAGAAACATTGATTGGTGATGAAGAGTGGGGCTGGTATGAAGTCATTGATAAAAAGGCTTTAGACAATGCTGACCTATCTGATGTACCTCTTAAATATAATCATGGTGATGCTAAAGGAATATTAGCAAGAACTAGAAATGGTAGTCTTAAATTAACAATAGATGATAAAGGCTTGAAAATGAGAGCAGAATTAATAGATACAACAGATAATGTTGATATTTATAAATGTGTAAAGAGTGGTTTACTAGACAAAATGAGTTTTGCTTTTAATGTTATTGAAGATAATGTTGAACAAAAAAACGGTGAAACCCCTAAAAGAACCATTACTAAAATTGGTAGATTGTTTGATGTGGCAGTAGTAGATTTACCTGCCTACGATCAAACTTCTATATATGCAAGGAGTAAAGAAATTGTTGGAGAACGATTAAGAAACTTGCAACCATCGGTGGAGACTGATGAAGCAACACTGGAGAGTGTTGAAAAGAAATCTAGTGAATTAGAATTAGAGAAACTAAAATTTGAAATTCTATTTGGGAAAGGAGAGTAAGAATGAAAAACTATTTAGAAAAAGTAATTAGTGCTAAAACTGAACAAGCAGAAAGCATTAGAGCAGAAGTAAAAAGTGCAGAAACTGCTGATGAAGTTAGAGCATTAGGAGAAACACTAGAAACTGTTTTGGCTGAATTAAATGATGCTAAAGAACAATTAGCAAAATTGGAAGAAGAAACACCAGTTGATGAAAATCCTGCTGAACAAAAAGCAGAAGGTGACGAAGAAGAAGCACCTACTGATGAAGAGCCAAAAGATGAAGAAGAACAAAAAGCAGAAGGTGACGAAGAAGAACCTAAAGAAGGCGAAGAACAAAAAGCAGAGGAAGATGAAGAAGAACCTACAAGCGAAGATGTAAAACGTTCTGCTGATTGGGAAAAAGTTGATGCTAACAACTTAAAACAAGTAGCAACATATGAACAAAGAGGAGGAAATACAATGACAAAAGAAGAAAGAAAATTAGTTGAAACAAGAGCAAAAGACCTTATTGAAGGTAGAGCAATCACAGTTGAAAGTTCTGATATTTTATTACCAAAACATCAATCAAGTGATTTAGCAACTGCTCCATTTAGACAAGTATCAAGTTTTGTTGACTTAACAAAAATCAAAAACTTACAAGGTGGAGAAAGTTATGAAGAACCATTCGTAAAATCTTATGGAGAAGGTGGAGAAACTGCTGAAGGTGCAGAGTATACAGAAGCTGATACTGTATTCGGAAGTGCAGAAATTAATAAAGTTAAAATTACTGCTTATGCTGAATTCAGCGAAGAAACTGAAAAATTACCTGCTGCTGATTATGAAGCAGAAATTAGAAAAGGTGTAGAAGTAGCGTTAAAGAAAAGATTAGCATACAACCAAATTGTTGGTGCTGGAACTTCTAACACATTTACTGGTATCTTATCAAGTGCAGATACTAACGTTTGCGTGCTTGCAGAAGACGATTTAGAAATTAGTGTATTAGACCAAGATACATTAAACAAAATTATTTTCTCATATGGTGGAGATGAAGAAGTAGAACAAAAAGGTGTTCTAGTATTAAACAAAGCAGACTTACTTGCATTATCAGTAGTTAGAAACGAAGTAGGAGATCATGCTTATAAAATTGATTTAGCAAACCAAACAATTAATACAGTTCCATATGTAATCAATAGTAACTGTAAAGCATTATCAACTGCTAGTGAAGGAGACTATACAATGTTCTATGGTATTCCACAACACTACACAACTGCAATCTTTAGTCCAGTTGAAATTAAAAAATCTTATGATTACAAATTCAAAGAAGGAAAAATTGCTTATAAAGCAGTAGTATTTGCTGGTGGTAATACAACTTCTTATAGAGGTTTCATGAGAATTAAAAAAGCAGGAGCAGGAGCTTAATGCTTCAAAAAGTAAAATAATCAAAAGGAGTGATAACCAATGGATACAAAAGAATTATTAAATAGAGTGAAAACAGGATTAGGAATAACAGGAGATTATCAAGATGAAATTATCATGTTGTATATTGATGAAGCAAAACAATATATGGCTAACGCTGGAGTTCCAAAATCTACTATTGATAGTGCTGTATCCGTTGGCACTATCATTCGTGGGGTTTCTGATTTATGGGATTATGGTAGTGGCTCAACTGGTTTAAGTCCTTATTTCAAAGAAAGATGTATTCAATTAAGAATGCAAGGTGAAAAAAATGACATTTAGACCAGAAACAATAAGAAATAGAAGAACACCAATGAAATTAAGAGTAGTAGATAGATACGAAAAAACAGGCGGTGTATCTAAACCTATTTACAAAGATGCTACTAATCCAATAATCTACTGTAATTTTAAAACTTACGGTGGAACAGAAACAACAGTCAATGGAAGATATGTTATTGAAGATACAGCGACAATAACTACAATTTATCGTCCTGACATAACAAGTAATTGCCAAGTTGTAAGATTATCAGACAACGCAACATTTGAAATTATAAATGAGCCAGATAACGTTGAAATGAGAAATCAAGATTTAATATTCAAAGTTAAAAGATTGAAAGGCAAAGCGTAATGGCAACAAAAAAGAAATTTGAATTAGAATTTGAAGGTTGGGAAGAGTTAGCTGAGCAATTCAGAAATTTAGGTGGAGATACCAACCAATTAACTGAAAAAGTATTGAAAGCAACACATGAGTATGTAACACCAAAAATCCATGAAAAAATGCAAACTTCAAATTTACCTGCAAAAGGTAAATATTCGCAAGGAGATACAAAAAAACAAATCATTGATAATGTCAATATAGAGTGGTTTGGAACTTCTGCAACAGTTGATATTGGATTTAGCCTTGATGATAGCATAGTTCCTATATTTCTTATGTACGGAACACCCACAATGAACCCTGTTAAAGGATTGAAAAACGCTATATACGGAACACAAACAAAAAATGAAGTTGCCGAAATACAAGAACAAATATTTGTAGAAGAAATTAATAGGAGGTTAGGGAATGGAAAATAAATTAGTTAGTATTCTTGAAGGATTAGAATTAGAACAAGATTTTGATGTAGTTTTACAAGGTACATTAGATCCAGAAGACGGCTATCCTGATAATTTCTTTAGTTATTGGAATTGGGAAACGCCTAGAGATGGCTATTACAACAATAAGCACACAAAAGTTTATTGGGGATTTCAAATTATTGCTTATAGTTCTGATAGAAATTTCTTAAATAAAATGACAAAGAGGGCAATTGAAGAATTAGAAAAAAATGAATTCATTACAGATAGTGATGGTGAAGATATTGCAAGTAATATCAAAAGCCATACTGGAAAAATGATAGAAGTATATTTTATTGAAAAAAAGGAGGAATAGAAAATGGCAACAGTAGCTGAATATAGAGGTTGTGAAAACCTAGTATTTGCAAAAGTAACAGCAGACACTTTAGAAAGTTATACAACTGGAGAAGTAAGACCATTAGCAGCACTTGCAGAAGTAGGTGTAACAACTGAACAAGGATCAGAAACAAAATATTATGATAATAACCCAGCGTTAGTTTTAAAAGGTGTAGGAGCTGAAACTAGAACATTCACAATTGACCACTTAACAAATTCAATGTTAGCTGAATTAACTGGACAACAAATTGATGAAGCAACAGGAGCAATTTTAGGTGGTGGAGATAACGTAACTAATCCTTATTTTGCAGTTGGTTATGTTAGTGAAACAACTGATGGAGTTAAAACTTATAAATGGGCATTAAAAGGAACATTCCAAATTCCTGATGAAACTAATACAACAAAAAATGCAGGAACAGATGCTAATAATATGAGTTTAGTATTTACAGGAATTGCAACAACTCATAAATTCACTAATGGTGGTAGAAAAGTTTATGTAGCTTTAGAAGATACTAAAGAAGACGGAAGTAAACTTGATTTATCTACTTGGTTTGATGAAGTTCAAACACCAGATACAATTTCAACATTTGCACCAGGAGCTTAATGCTTCAAATAGTGTAATTAATGTGGGGACAGCGGAATATTACGTTTTCATATAATGCCTTGTCTTATATGAATTACCCACAACTTATTTTTTGACAAGGAGGAAACAAAATGAAATTAGAATTACAAATTCCTACAAAGGAAAACAAAAAAGAAATTGAAAAAACATATACAGCAGAAGGGTATGATTTACCTTTTGGAATTATAAACAATGTTCTTGAAACATTAGATTTTGAAAAGATGGATGAAATGTCTTTAGGTTTAGCAATAATTAAAAACCTTAAAGAAATCAAACCGTTGATGTTAGATATTTTTGAAGGATTAACAGAAGATGAATTAGATCGTGTAAGTACCAAAAAATTAATACCTATCATCTTCAAAATCTTTATTGATACAAAAGAACAATTAACAGCTGAAATAAAAAACGTGATGGGGGAACACAAGTAAAAAGTGTTCCCATTTCACAATCTATTTTTGAATTAGTAGATAGTTTATGTCAAAGATATTATTCTTTAAATCCATTTATTATATGGAACACACCAAGTGGAGAAGTATTTAGATTAATTAGACGAATTCAAAGAAGTAATAACTATAAAGAAGAAAATAACATTGAGCCTAACAATGTTCAACAAATCACAAATAACAATTCAATTCAAAGAAGAAACGTTACAGGTAAACGAGGAACTGGAGGTTGGATTTAACAAGGAGGTGATTGAATGGCTAAAGCAAAAGAAGTAACAACAAAGTTTAGAGTGGATTTATCTGGGTTTAGTAAGAATATTCAGCAAGCTAATAGAGATATCAAATTAGCAAATGCAGAATTCAAAAATGCAACTGCTGGCATGGATAATTGGGCACATAGTTCAGACGGTTTAACTGCAAAGATAAAATCAATGAACACTATTCTAGAAGCCGAAAAAACAAAACTAAAAGAATTAAATAACCAATATGAAGCGGTAAAAAGAAAAGAAGGCGAAGCAGGGGATGCTACAACAAAATTAGCAAACGAAATAAAGAAACAAGAAAAAATTGTTGATGAACTTACTGAAACATATGGTGAAAATTCAGATGAAGTAAAAGATGCCAAAAAACATTTGGATAGCTTAACCAAAGAACACGACCAAGCAGAAAAAGCACAAAAATCTAATGCAAAAGCAGCACAAGATTTAAGGGTAAAAATAGAAAATCAAAGTGCAACAGTTAAAAAGACTGAAAAAGATATTAAAGGTTATGAAGGTTCTTTAGAAAAAGTTTCTGATGCTGAAAAAAAAGCAGCCAAAGAGGGCACAACTGTTGAAAAAGCATTGAAAGATATGGAAAAAGAACTAGATGATGTTGAAAAATCAACAAAAAAAACTGGCGATGGATTTACTGTATTTAAAGGAATTCTTGCTGATTTAGGTTCACAAGCAATAACTGGTGCTATCAATGGAGTTAGGAAATTAGGAAGTGCTGTTATTAATTTAGGGAAAGAAGCGGTACAGAGTTATGCAGATAACGAACAACTTATTGGTGGTGTAGAAACTTTATTTAAAGATAGTGCTGGAGTAGTTCGAAAGTATGCAAACAATGCTTATAAAACTGCTGGAATGAGTGCTAATCAATATATGGAAACAGTAACATCATTTAGTGCTAGTTTATTGCAAGGGTTGAATGGAGACACAGCAAAAGCAGCAAAAGTTGCAGATATGGCGATTACAGATATGGCAGATAATGCTAACAAAATGGGTACTGATATAGGGATGATCCAAACTGCTTATCAAGGTTTTGCGAAACAAAATTATACAATGCTAGATAACTTAAAATTAGGTTATGGTGGTACAAAAACTGAAATGGAAAGATTGCTTAAAGATGCTAGCAAGTTAAGTGGGCAAAAATACGATATAAGCAATCTAAATGACGTATATGAAGCAATTCACGTCGTTCAAAAAGAAATGGGTATTACAGGAACAACGGCAAAAGAAGCTAGTGAAACAATATCTGGTTCAGCCTCTGCAATGAAATCGGCTTGGCAAAATTTATTAACTGGATTAGCAAGTGGCGAAGATATAAGTGGATTAATTTCTAATCTTGTAGATAGTGTAATGACATTTGCTGATAATTTGCTACCGATAGTTAAAAATGTAGTAAGTGGATTTGGAGATTTAGTTAGTGGCTTATTAAAAGAAGTTATACCAAAATTAGTTGAAGAAATACCACCATTATTACAAGAATTATTGCCTAATCTTATAAGTGGTATAGAGGCGTTGATAAATGGAGTTATAACAGCTTTGCCAGCACTTCTAAAAATTGTAATAGATATAATACCTCAAATAGCCAATGGTTTATTAAATATGTTGCCATTATTGGTTGATGTAGGTGTTGAATTGATAAGCAGTTTATTAGTTGGTCTAGGTAAAATGATACCAGAAATAACCATAAAAATTATTGAAATAATACCTAAAATAATCGATGCATTAATTCAAGGTATACCTCAATTGATAGCAGGAGCATTACAATTCTTTATGGCAATAGTTGAAGCTATTCCAGACGTGATAAATGCAATAGTTACTGCTTTACCACAAATTATAAATAGTATAATAGATGGTCTGATTAGTGCTATACCTCAATTAATAGCAGGAGCTATCCAATTGCTTAATGCAATAGTAGAGGCTATACCTCAAATACTTCCTGTAATTACAGAAGCATTGCCACAAATTATAGAAACTTTGATTACAGGATTGCAAACAATGATACCTCAATTAATAGAGGGTGCGGTCAAACTTCTAATGGCAATTATAGAAGCGATACCACAAATTATACCACCATTAGTAGAGGCTATACCACAAATAATTAACACTCTAATAAATGGATTAGTTAGTGCTTTACCATTATTGCTTGATGGTGCAATTCAATTATTGATGGCAATAATACAAGCTATACCTATTATCATACAAGCATTAATTCCAGAGATACCTACCATTATTAGTACAATAACAAATGCATTAATCTCAAATATACCAGTTTTAATAGAAGCGGCAGTTCAATTATTAATGGGAATAATACAAGCCATTCCTACAATAGTGATTGAGATCACAAAAGCAGCACCTGATATTATCAAAGGTTTAATTGAAGGGTTGTTAAGTGGAGTGTCTGCTTTAGGGGAAACAATAAAAACTATTGGAAGTACTATTCTAGGCGGTATAAAAAGTTTCTTTGGAATAAATAGTCCATCAACAGTTATGGCAGAACAAGGCGATTATTTAGTAGAAGGAATGATTAATGGTTTAAAAGAAATGCCAAGCAAGGCTTTAGAAATATTCAATAATTTATTCAAAGAAGTTATGGCTTGGGGAGAAAAATTAGCTAAAAAGGCAATAGAAATTTCAAATAAATTTGTAAATTATATAATCAATATCGTAGTAAAACTTCCATCAAAAATTTGGAATGCAATAGTTAGTGCAATTAATAAAGTTGCTGAATGGGGAAGTAAAATAATTTCAACAGGGAAAGAAAAAATAACTAATTTTATAAATAGTGTTTTCTCAATAGCAAAAACAACTCCATCAAAAATTTGGGATGCGATAGTTAGTGCAATAAGCAAAGTTACTAAATGGGGAAGCAACTTAACCTCAACAGGAAAAGACAAAATAGGCAGTTTTGTGAGTGGAATATACACCATAGTGAAGTCTATACCAAGTAAAATTTACACTGCTATAAGTGGAGCTATTGGTAAGGTTGTTG